GAATAGAACATGAGCAATGAAATCAAATGTGCTTCCTGTCGTTACCTCTGGCGACTATTACCTGAACCAACTTCACCATATGGGGAATGCGCCTGTGTCGTTAGGAAACAAGACTTGTATGGTGTCAAAGCAGAGGATGTTGAGGATTGCAAAGATTATAGCCCGGAAGGGCAAGGAGAGGAATAAGGGATATGGAATTAAATCAAGAGTTACAAGAGAAAACCTTGGAATCATGTGCGGAATACTTTGAAGCTTATGCCAAAACGTATGGTAAAACCGGGTTTGTATATCTAAAAAACGATGAAACAGGACAATTAATGATTTACACTCGCGGAGAATACACAGACAAACTACTTGGTTTCCTTAGAACACTTGATCCAAACATGAAAGAAAGAAAAGTGGAGGTCTAAACCATGGATAAGAAGATACAAGAGATACGGGAAGATGTGCAGCAGGCTAAAAACGAAGCAAAGAAATATATTCAGTTTCCAGTTGCTGAGGTATCCTACCTCCTACAACAGATAGAGATTAAGGATAAGGCACTGGAAAATGCGAGAGATGATGTTACTTATCTTGCGGGAGAGTATCCAACAGAAATGTGGACAGAGAGTGAGATAGACAGATGGCGCGGGATTAGCGAGTCTGCAATAGATAATATAAATATGGCATTAGCAGCTTTGAAAGGAGAGGATACCCCATGAATCCAATAGACCCCTATGACCTAATGGACAAAGACTGGGACGAATTCATACGTAGAGGAATGGCAGAGTTAGAGTGGGAGAAAGCACAGGAGGATGAGGCAGCATGATGAAAAAGCATTATCGCACAGGTGGATCTATACGGGAGCAGGCACAACCAGTTAAAAGCCAGAAGCTACCACAGACCGCAGATAAGCTCATAGCAAGCCTGTATGAACCACTTGCACCTGAGATTAGCAAATATATTAGCCAGCAAGCAAAGGCAGGCGTACGGCGCTCAGAGATCGCTAAAAATGTCGGTATATCAAAAGCGAGAGTGGCACATGAATTAGACAGGCTAAACAGAGAAAACAAGGGAGGAGTAGCATGATAACGTTTGAGGTAGATATTACGCCAATGGGTGCAGTTCGTATGACGCAACGGAGCAAGTGGAAAAACCCGTCAGCACAGAATTACCTCACCTACAAAACTAAGATTGGTTACTTGGCGAGAAAGAAGTTTGATAACCCATTATCAGGACCTGTAGGAACAGAGATCGGATTCTATTATCCGGTACCACAAAGCTGGAGCAAGAAGAAAAGAGAGGAGGCACTGAAAGGAAAAATATTTCCTATAGTCAAGCCTGATATTGATAATTGCGTGAAGGGGATATTCGATGCTTTGAACAAAATAGCCTGGAAAGATGATAACCGAGTTGTTGCCCTTATCACACGTAAGTATTATTCCGAACGACCACGAATCGTTATCAAAGTATGGGAGGTAGAGGCAGCATGATAGCATGTTGGATCAACCACAAAGACGGATATACCCTTATGGACGATTCAGGGAGGCGTGTAGGCGTGATAAAGGTAATGGACAACCGAATACTAGGGCGAAAGTTAAAAGGTCTCTACGAGCCTGCTACGTGGTTTAAAATGGATGGTCATAGATTCATAGGCAAACCACCGGACAAACAAATAGGAGCCTAACGATGGATTTAATAGCAGCGTTATTGATATACGCAATTGTAATGGTTGCCATTCGCAAATATTTAAGATAGTCAAGTAGCAAACACATACGAAATGTTGTGCAATAGTGCGAAAAATGTACTATTAAGGCACTACATATGGTATAATCATAGTATAGAGATGAAAATAATCGGATACGAGGTGTGTACAAGTGGACAAACAACAACAGTTGGATAATTTGCAGTATGAATTACGGACGGAACAGCAAAAACTCGCAGCAGCAGACCAAAACAAGGTGGCAGTGCTTACTCAACAAATAGCGGATCTTGAACAGGAGATTGAGCAAGAGGCGCGACTTGCTGAATATAGTCAGCGAGAGGAAGAAGCGCATGCTGAAATTGCTTATATACTGGACGGGCTTGAAGTAGACGGTATGAAAATGCGTCAGCTATGCAGTAACGAAGGAGCTTACCAGGTTCTAAGAATTGCAGTGCAAGAAATGATGTCTGATCGTGATAGAAAATATCTTGAGGAACTCAAACGCACACAAGAAGAAGCGGCAGCCGTTAAGAAAGAGCGCGATGACCTTCAAAAGCAATATGATGACCTTTATGAGCAAACAGACAGTCTTAAAAAGGATTTGCAAGCAGCTCAAGAGGAGATTACAGACCTTGGACAGAAACGCGATGCGGCTGCTCAAGAAATTACAAGACTTAACAGTCGCATTGACGACTTAAGAGCTGAGGCAGCTGTAGGTGCATCTGCTGCGATTAAGGTAATCAACAGTAATACATCTGGTGCACTCGCTGAAGCTGTTAAAGCTTATAAAGATGCCTTGCCAGCCATTTACGATGTGGAGCAAGTAGACAATAAGGGATCATTGTTTAAAGCTAAGTTGGCAGAAACGGAAGAAGAAATTACTTTTGGGTGGTTAGACAAAGGTCAGTACCGGGAGGTAACGGCCCAAGAGGCCGAGCAGTTTCGAAGAGCAGCCGAAGAACAAAAACGTGCTAATGAGAATCTGGCACAATCTGGCGGTGTGGAAAAGGCAGACGTCGTAGAACTGCCTACGCAGTTTCAAACGCAAGAGGATGCAGACGGACTGGCTCAAGGGGACGCTGGTGAGCAAGTGGCAGCAATGGTATTTGGTAAAGGAGAGGTGGCCTAACGGCTGCCTTTTCTCTCAATGCAACGTGATAAAAGCGTGATGCAGCATTATCGGCTTAATCATCCGGGTATAGAGCATCCATATGCGATAATGATTGACTTAAAGGACGAAGAAGCTACAGGTTCATTGCTGGTCTACTTCGACTTCGATAGACAAGGTTGGAGTATTGGACGTTGGACAAAGCCATCATTCCACTTATACGAGGAATACAAATTACATGAAGGGTACAGGGAAGTTGCTTTTGTGCCATTAGTAGAGTTGAAGGAGGGAAAGTGATGGACAAGGATAGAGTAACTGAGTTGTTGAAAGACTTTAGATCATATGAATATGCAGAGAGAATGTGTGGACTATCTTCTAGCCATGGTGAGTTGGTACCAAACACAGTCAATTTATCGACTAATCGCTTGATTAGGCATAGTTCATTGGATGGGCTGAGGTATGCACGTATTGTAAGCATGGTTAAAGGAGCAGTCAGCGAAGTTCTGAGTGACGATCAGCAAATGGTCATTAGGAAAAAGTATTTGGACAGAAACACATTAACATTGCACGAGATAGCGACAAAGATGCATAAAGACCCCAGTACTATTTCACGCCTGCATACCGAATCTATACGTAAATTATCTATTGCACTTGAACCGTTGAGTGAGGATGAAATGGAGATTACGAACTTTGATCATATGTTTGATCCAACGTGGATATTCAGGGAGCCTGCATGATTTACGCATTTTTTTGCACGCAAAACCATGTGAGAACCTGCTAAGATAGTAGTATAGGAAATATGCGATGGGCAACGGTAGCTAAATGCGCAGTCGCTGTCCACGCTGTTTCTTCAAATGATATCTGTACAGAGAGGGTAACGGATAACCGTTGCTCTTTTTGTTTTATAACAATGAGGAGGATGAAAATGGAACTAGTAAAACTAACAAGTGGATTGCTTACTGAAAAATATACTACTGTGCATCATGAAAAGGATTATAAATTCAATGCACCGCACTATTTTGAGGTTCATGACCACGACAGTAATGTTCTGGGGATTGTTCACTTCCAAGAAGGGCCGATCAAAGAAGCTGGAGTAAATGGAGTAAACAACGAAGATTTAATTGCTATGGTCATTGCTCGTCTGGAAAGATTCCAAATCAGTGAGTTCAGTAGCCGGGATAATGCAGTTGCAATCACAAAGCTGGAAGAAGCACTTCTCTGGCTTCGGAAACGGACTATGGACCGTGAAGCTCGTGGGGTAGAAGGGACACATACAGTATAGAGCGCCTACGGGCGCTTTTGTTTTTTGCCGCAGGCCATCGAGACGACCGAAATACTTAGCGAAGCGGAGGCCGTATAGAGGGTTTTCCTATAAGGAGGGATACAGTTGGCATACAGCGGAGAAGAACTTGTTATGAAGGAAATGGATGATAAAACATGGTTAAATACTGTAGCAGATGAACTGGATAGAACCACTAGAAATTTTACAGCTGGCTTAAACGTTATAAAAGTGAAAGACGAGGTAGCTGTATCCATTGCGAACAGGTTGAGAGAAATTGCAGCCAAACTATAAGCAACCCGTAATCTAAACCCGAAACACCGAGGGGTGACGGTAAAGTAAGGTACACGGGAGAGAGGAGGTACACATGGCAGGACGTCCGAGTAAATACGAATCACATGTACAACCTAAACTGCTATTGATTGAAGCATGGTCAAGAGATGGGCTGACACATGAACAGATAGCTAACAACTTGGATGTTGGTGTATCGACATTTTCGGAATACAAGAATCTATATCCAGAATTAACGGAGGCCCTAAAAAACGGGCGAGAGGTTATCGACGTCATGGTCGAGAATGCATTACTCAAGGCTGCTCTTGGATATGAATACAGGGACGAGGAACTAAATAAGGCCACGGGAGAACCGATTGAGATCAGGAAAACTGCTCATCCAAATACAACAGCGTTAATATTCTGGTTGAAAAACCGTAAGCCGAAGGAATGGAGAGATAAACAAGAAATAGGTTTGGAAGGAGAGCTGAACATAAAAGTATCACTGCCGAAGGGACTTGGTTCCGATGCCGACGATTAACATCGATTTAACCGAGTTGCCGAACCTGACGAACGACACGTTCTATCCGCTCTACGGCAACAAGGATAGATACTTGGTATTGATGGGCGGCGGCGGTTCGGGTAAGTCGGTGTTTACGGCTCAGAAAATCATCCTGCGGCTGCTGACTGAACAAAAGCATCGTATCCTTGTATTGCGTAAGGTAGCGAAGACGTTGCGTGAATCGGTGTTCATGGAGCTTAAGAACGCTATATACCGATGGGGAATGGAAAAGCTGTTTAAGATCCCTAAGGGAACCAGCTCAGAACTTCATATCAGTTGCATCAACGGCAATGAAATATTGTTTGCTGGTCTGGATGACGTTGAGAAGCTTAAGTCTATTTCAGGCGTAACTAGCGTTTGGATGGAAGAAGCAAGCGAATGCACACCTGAGGACTTTAGGCAGCTTGATATACGGCTACGCGGACGTACAGTTAACTACAAGCAAATGATGATTACGTTTAACCCGATTGATATCAACCACTGGCTTAAGAGGGAATTCTTCGATAACCCTAAGCCGAACGCTACAACCATACACAGCACATACAAGAACAATAAGTTCCTGGATGATGATGCTATTAGGGTATTGGAGGCGTTCAAAGAGACTGACCCCTATTTCTATCAGGTGTATGCACTTGGTGAATGGGGAGTGCTTGGTAAAACCATATTCAACGCTCAGAAAGTCAGCGAGCGTATATCATACCTTCGTGTCCATGATCCCGTGGTACAACGAGGGTATTTTGTTTACCAGAAGGATATAGCGGATAAGATCATTGACGACACAATTAAGTGGATTAATGATGACAGCGGGTATATCAAGGTGTTTGAACAACCACAGTCGTATACACCTTATGTTCTTGGTGGTGACACGGCTGGTGATGGATCAGACAACTTTATAGGACAGGTGATTAACAATATCACAGGTAATCAGGCCGCTGTATACAAGAATCAATTTGACGAGGACTTATACGCTGAACAGATGTATTGCCTTGGTCGTCGCTATAATGACGCGCTGATTAGCATAGAAACTAATTTCAGCAGTCATCCAGGTAAGGTACTTACACGGTTAGGATATCGTAATCAGTACATTAGAGAGCGTGAGGATACGTTTACTGGGTCCATAACGAAGGCATACGGCTTTAAGACGGATAGGTTAACTCGTCCCTCTGCTATTGCTGATCTGGTTAAGATTGTGCGTGAAGAAGTACATCTGATAAACGATATTGACACTTTAAACGAAATGCTGACGTTTGTACGTAACGAGAAGGGCAAGCCAGTGGCGCAGGAAGGCGCACACGATGACTTGGTTATGGCGCTGGCTATTGCTTACTACAGCCGTGGGCAACAGGACGATAAAGCGTTTGAAAGAATGGTAGAGGAAAAACCAACGCCATTCCCGTTCCGATCAGACGATGAAATGAATACATCCGATAGTTACTTAGCATGGTAGACAATGTTAATATAAGGAAAAGGAGTGGTGAGTAAATGTTGAAAACTTACGGTAATTACGTTGTAGTGGATGGCGAATTGGGTATTGTTGATGAAAAGGTCATTGAAGAAGCGAAAGAGTTACTTTTGGAACACGCTGAAGAATCCATGCTAGAAACAGGTGTTGAAATAGACAAAGATCGTGTGGAATGGGTGATTAGGCAAGCTTATAAAAGCTCTTTCGGACCAGTGCCTGAGAAACTGACAGAAGATTCTGAACCGGTTATAACTATAGGTTGGAAATATATTGTGAACGAAACCGAGTAAATCTCAAACAACCACACATATTGAATTTAGAGCCTGTCCTGCGAGCGTAGGATGGGCTTTTTGATACTAAAATGCCTAAGCAGGAGGTGCCATCAAATGGATGAAGCTATCAAACTGGGCGACCTACTCAAGCTACCTGACCTGGAGGAAGAAACAAAGCAACTCATTAACGCCAAACTACGTGAGTTGATAGGTGAGGTAAAGCCGCCTGTACCACTCACAGAAGCGCAGCAACAGGGCATGATTAGCCTGATGCAAGAGTATCTACATGGCCCTGCGAAGAAAGAAGGTGAATAAGCATGCAGCAGACAGTTGATAAGCTGGCTGGAGAACTGGAGAAGCAATATAAAGATGGCCTGTCCTATTTCCGTAGGATGGGCTTTCTTGATAAATGGCCTGAGTATGAGCGGTTCAAAGCCTCTGACCAGTGGCCTGCTGCTACACAGCGTACTAAACACTTGCCGCGTCCAGTATTCAACGTCATTAAGATGATTGAGACACACAAGGTAGCGAACGTCATGAGTGAGCAGATTAAGATGATATTCAGCCTTGAAGAGGTTGACGATCAGCAGCCAGAACAAGAAGACGACCCAGGCGAACTGTTCAGCCGTAATAGTGAGGCAACATGGGAGCGTATCAAACAGGATGAGCTCAACGAGGAGGCTTTGGACACAGCAGCCAACACAGGCACGGCTATATGGCATTACTACTGGGACAATGGCATTAAAGGCGGCAACAAGTACCCATACATTGGAGAGATGGAGGGTGAAACTCTTGATCCGATTAATGTTTTCTTTGGTAACGAGCAACAAAGAAATGTCCAGAAGCAGCCTTTCATTATTATTTCCAGTCGCGAACCAGTCGAAAGTGTACGGGATTACGCAAGAGCCAACGGAATATCGACAGCCATGGCAAAGCAGATCAAACCGGACAAGGAAACTCAGGATCAAGGGTATGACATGGCGAAGGTGGAGCTTAATGATAGTAACAAGGTAACGGTGCTTACGAGGTATTGGAAAGGAAATGGAAAGGTAATGTTTTGTAAGGTTGCCGCTGGTATTACCATCAAGAAACCAACATCGACCGGGTTATCCCTTTACCCCATCGCTGTCATGCAGTGGGATAGACGCAAGAAGTCCATACGCGGCATAGGAGACACGGAGGGGCTTATCCCTAACCAGAAGGCTATCAACACATTAGTAGCCATGCAGATCCTATCTGTGCAGCTTACAGGCTGGCCTAAGCTGGTGTACAAGTCTGGAGCTATCAACCCGAGCAAAGTAACCAATGCACCGGGTGAGATGATAGAGGACAATTCACCTCCTGGCAATGGTGGAGTGAGTTACCTTAATCCGGGGCCAATAAGCGCTAATGCTGCCAACTTGGTCGAATCTATCATGGCCTTTACACGACAAATGACCGGAGCAGACGAGGCAGCGACTGGATCAGCACCCAGCGCAGACCTTAACGCTACGGCTATTATGCTGCTACAAAAGGCGGCCGCTATCCCCATCGAGTCTATCAAGCGCCGTTTCTACCGGGCTATAGAGGACATCGGGCGCATCTGGGAAGATTTCTTTAAGGTGAAGTACAACCTACCGCGTCAGGTTCTTCTGAAAGACGATGAAGGCGATGATTACGCCACTATGTTTAATGGATCTCAGTATCAGAACGTAGGATTTACGCTTAAGATCGACGTCGGTCCATCATCCACATACAGTGAGTCATTAGTAGTTTCTGGACTTGAGAACGCGCTGGGTGCTGGTCACATCACGTATGAACAATACCTCAAGTATATGCCTAAGAACACAGTACCTTACCGGGACCGTCTCATGAAGGAAATGGACGAGAAGAAAGGTATCATCGGCATGATGGAGCAGATCGTCGAACAAATGTCACCAGAGGAACGAGCCCAGTTCGACACGCTTACACCAGAACAACAGGTCATGACGCTACTTAATGTGGTTGCTCCACAACAGCCAGCACCAGAACAAATGATAGGACAAGCGCCACAGGCCGCACCAATGCAACAACCAATGCCAATAGGCATGTAAGACGGGCTTCTGCTGAGACTGCGGAGGCCCTTTCTATATACAATTTTGCTCCTACCATAGAGCAAGGAGGATTCAACTATGTACGAAGAACCGAACGCCAACCATAGCGAAGAGGAAGTAATTGAAACTGCTGCCGATCAGGTAGTAGAAGAGCAAGTTGACACACAAACAGAAGGGCAAGATTCCCCACCACAGGAAGAGCCCAAAGGAATAAAGGTCAAGTACAACAAGGAAGAACGCTTTGTGCCAGAGGATGAGGTGCCGAATTGGGTCCAAAAGGGACTGAATTACGATAAGGTGTCCGAAAAAGCCCAGCAAGCCGAGCGTTATCAGGAAATGCTTGACCGCACAGCGAGATACTACGGTTTCGATAACCACGACGATTATATGATTGCGCTGGAACAGGCTGAAATGGACAAACGCATCCAGCAAGAGGCTGAAAAACTGAACGTTGATGAATCCGTCATTCGTGAGCATCTTCAACCGCTTAACCAGAAGGTCAGCGAGTACGAAAAGCAACTCAATGAGCTTCGGGAAGCTGATGCATTGCGTCAAGTGGAAGCTCAGATTTCCGCTATGGAAAAGGACGAGACACAATATCCTGACTTTGGCAAGTACAAAAACGATGTTATTAACCTTGCTGCCACTAATGGGTATCCGCTGGATGTTGCTTACAAGCTCTTTACATATGACGAGCGAGTGAACACAGCGCGTACCCAAGCAGAACAAGAGGCAATACGAAAACTACAACAAAACGCGGACAGCTCCACAGGCTCTCTCGGTGCAGATGCGCCAGATCAAAAGGGTGGATACCTCAGTATGAGCCCTGCTGAGCGTAAAGCATTCAGAGATAGCAGGCGTGGACGCGTAATCTAAGGAGATGACCAAACATGGCAACACAAGTACAAGGGTATAACGCAACAACTGGAGTTAACGCACTGACAGCAGAACAAGCAGAGTTTTACCAAGACGAAATGCTAGAAAGACTTATTCCAGAACTCCAATGGACTAAATTTGCTGAGAAAAATAAGAACATTCCTAAACGTAAGGGTGCGACAACAAGCTTCCGCCGCCTCAACTCGCTGGCTGTTAATACAACAGCTCTGACCGAGGGCGTTACACCAGATGGCGTAAACTTGGATATCGTAAAGCTCACAGCTACAGTTCAAGAGTATGGAGCATGGGCGAAAATTTCTGAGTTTATTGACTTGACAGGCCTTGATCCTTTGCTGCAAGAAACATCCGGCCTGATGGGGGAGAATGCTGGAGAGTCAATTGATGTTATTTCTCGTGATGTTGTTGCAGCTGGTACGAACGTATTCTATGCAAACGGAAAGGCATCCCGTAGTACATTGCTGCCGGCAGATAAGATCACAGCGCTGGATATCCTGAAGGTACGCCGGACAATGAAACGTAACAAGGTTAAACCCATCCGTTTGCCTAATGGCGGTACTGGTTATGTGGCGCTGGTTCACCCGGACGTAGCACTCGACATCATGCAGTTGCAAGAGTGGAAGGATCAAAACACTTATGTAGATACCAAGAACCGTGAGGAAGGTATGCTGGGCAAAATGTACGGCATCTACTTCATGGAAGTGGACAACGGCGTTAAATATGCTTCTGGTTCTGCTGGTGCTCCTGCTGCCAATGACGCATACGCTACTATCTTCCTTGGTCGCGGTGCTTATGGCCTGCCGGATATTGAGGGCAGCATGAAGCCTGAAATTATCGTTCACCCAGCTGGTAGCGGTGGTGTAGCCGACCCATTGAACCAGTTCAATACTGTAGCTTGGAAATGTGCATTCGCGGCTTTACGTTTGCAAGAGCTTGCTATTGTACGGTACGAATCTGGCGCAACAGTTTAATATACGGAGCCTTCGGGCTCCTTTTAATTTGAGGAGGAAACAACATGGCAACGAAAGATACTGAGAAAACACCGGAACAGATTCAGTTGGAAGAGAAGGATATGGAACGACAAGCAGCGGCGGCCGAAAAAAGTGTATTGGAACAGCTCAAGGCAATGCCAAAAGTGAAAATTATGATTCCTGATGATCCAGCTAACCCCAATGATAAGGTGGTACCCATCGGATTTAATGGCGTAGTGTACACGGTGCCACGTGGAAAATCTGTAGATGTGCCACAAGCAATCGCAGAAATTTACATGTACAGCTATGAAAAGACTCGTGAGGTCAATCAACGCATTGAGAACAGCACCAAAACAGAAATAAAAGGAATGTAATAAGGCCCCGTTTGGGGCTCTTTTGTCTATTGAGGGGTGATACAGCGTGACATTACAAGAAATGCTGGACGAAATTGCGGAGAAATACCCGCATGGCCTGTCCAATGACAGCGTAATCCGTAAGATAAACGTGATACAAAACGAACTGTTTCGTACAACATTTCGCATAAATACGATGTGGCAAATGGACATATTGAAGGATGTATTTTCCTATCCTTTGCCCTGTGCTAGAACTAATGTTATTGATGTGCTAGTTAATGATATGGAATACATGTATCAGGATGTCAAAAAAGGCGCTAATACACCATTCTATTACTTCACTGATGGTGGAGAGTTAGGCATATATCCTACACCTATTGAGGATGTAGATGGTGGTCTGACTATATTTTATAACCGGGAACCACAACAATTAACATCAGGTAACACATCCGTAGAACCTGAGTTGGATAGGGACTTCCATATGCTTCTTGTATATGGAGCGCTGGTGCAAATTGCCGAGAATTTCAATGATGTGGCGATGGTTAATAACTATACTGCCAAGTACAACGGCTTGATTACAGAGTTCCAAAAGGCCGATGATGAAACCCCGGATTACCCTGTTATTGAAGATGTCATGGGGGTGTGGTCATGAGCCAAGCATCACAGTTAATTGCGAGCCAGTACCGAAATGCTGAGGTCAATAAGCGTATGTGGGGCGATGCGTTCTACTACGTAAAAGTATTTGGAGCAGTTGGTAACGGAACAACTGATGATACAGCCGCGATTCAATTAGCTATAGACAGCGCTTCTTTACTGGGTGGAGGAAATGTTTACTTTACCCCAGGGGTCTACTTGTGTGGCCCATTAACATTAAGGGACAACGTTCGGCTCATGGGCAGCGGGAAGATAACAACCACTTTGAAATTTAAAGATGCCGGAAATGATCATATCCTATCTGGTACATCAATTCAAAATGTAGGTATAACCGACCTGACCATTGAAGGTAATAAAAGCAAACAAACATTAGGCGATAACGGTATCATGCTACAAAGCGTTACGACCGCGTTAATCCAAGCAGTTACTATAAAAAATGTGATTGGTCATGCTGTTGCTGTTCAAGGTTCGACAAACATTGAGATTGATATGAATGAGTTTGCCAATAACAATGGTAATGGCATCATGTTTTCTGATGCTAAAATGTTGGATATCACATCAAATACCATACACGGTAATAAGCAGCGTGGTATAAGCAGCTATGGGTCAGTACAAAACGGATCAGAATACATTACTATTTCCGAAAATGAAATTTACGAAAATACACTAGATGGTATTAGGTTGGAGTATGTTTCTCCTACAGTTAATGCCTGTCGTTACGTTACTATTGACGGGAATATTGTACGGAATAATGTGTCACACGGCATTACAGTACGTGCAGAAAGTACCATGATCACTAATAATCAGGTCATAGAGAATGGTACGACATCATCTGAACAGGGAATTGTTGTTCAAGCGCTCAATTCAGTAATTGACGGTAACATGGTTATTAGTAATTCTGGTGTTGGTATAGACATGGGCAACTGCGCGAGATGTGTAGTGACCGATAACCTGGTCACGTTCAGTGGGCTGCTAGGTATTGAAATAAATTCGACCGTGCACACAACGGTGGTCGGAAACACGGTAATGTTGAACAACAAAACCAACTATGGAATGACCGTAACCGCTGGTATTATGGTCCATTTGGGAGATCCATTTGTCACAGCGGACGGATTCTCTGAGAATATAGTAATTGCAAATAACCGTATTGAGAATGGGAACAATCAAAAGTATGGAGTTTATGTATCTGCTGACAGCAAGTACGTAAAAATAACCGGCAATGTATGTAAGGGTAGTGGCTCGGTAACAGATATCTATTGTCTATCTAACCTTATAAGTGTTGATGGTAATGTTACAGGGGCTTCGCCACCGGACGTTATCTCGATATCATCTACTTATGATATGCAAATACCTGTTCACGTCGAAATATTTAAAATAACTGGTAACACAACAATGAATTCCCTTAAGTTGGATGGAAATATACTCCCATTTGGGAAGAGAATTACCATGTTATTCACAGGGGCAATGATCGTACAACATAAGAGTGTGGCAAATGGAAATATATCATTACAAGGCTCTGTAAATTTACAGTCTACAACAGACACAGTCCTCGAATTACTCTGCACCGGTACTGGATGGGTTGAAACATCCCGAAGCATCAAGTAAGGAGGTTGATTATGCAAGCTTGGCCTAACGTACCTCAAAAGACAAAGCAGGCTGTGGTTAATCTAGCTGGTGGGGTAAACCAAGCCGTTGAGCCTATTGAAATCAATGACTCTCAATGTTTGTCTGTGGTAAATATGGATTCAGCGGTGTACCCCACTGTACAGGTTGTCGATGGGTACACCTCATACCTGCAGCATGAAGGATTAATAAATAAAATTTTCAGGTTTAAGGGAGAATGGTATAGCGGTAACTCGCGCGGGTTGTACAAGCTTTCCCCCTCCTTGGTGTGGACGCCGATCTATTCGTATTCCGACTCTAACGATGACCGTCTATGGGATGTATCAATGTTTTTTGATGGAAGCAAGCTGTATTTTCTCGACGGGAGTCTCCAGCTTCAACAATATGATGGCACGACATTGTCCCTAGTCACTGGCGCTCCGTCTGGAAGTGCATTCATGACCACTCACTCCAATCGGTTCTTTTTAGCTGGTAAAGGTGATAACCTGTTGTCCTTCTCAGGGCTGCGGGATGCCAACGATTGGAGCAGCACGGACAAGTATGTGGGTACAGGTAAGATCACCGTGGAAACGGCCGATGGAGAGAAGCCAAGTGGATTGACCGCTTTTTCTAACCATGTCATACTGTTTAAAAAGAACACGATGCATAAGCTGTTTGGTGAGGATTCTACTAACTTCAACATGACGCAACCATACGGCGTAGGATGCGTTTCAGACCGTTCTATTGTGCCTACAAGGGATTCTCTTTACTGGCTTGGCCCTGACGGATTCTACGACTACATGGGAGGCGCTGCGCCTACGAAGATCAGTGACCCGATAAAAAATTACATTACCCAAATAAATACAACATACGCCCATCGCTGTGTGGCTGGCACAGATGGGCGTTTTGTTTATCTATCACTGGTGACTGGCACGGCAACACAACCTAACGTCACATTGAAATACGACATACAGGGTGGTCGTTGGTGGCCTGTTAGCTTCGTGGCAACGTCTTATTTCCTTGACGGTCAAACGCTGTACTTCGGTACGGCAGACGGCAAGATCATGAAGGTGGGAGGCAATGACTTTGCGGGATCAGCAATCAGCTGGTCCATTGAAACCAAACCATTTTCAGAAGACGACGAAACAGTCAGAAAGACCATCAACCGTCTGTTTATCGTAGCTGACATAGAGCCTGGCTCTACTCTCAATGTTGCCTATACTGGCGGTACAGAAGGTGGTACGTGGAATCAGGTGTATACGACCAGCAATGGTACAGGTGCAATCCAAAGTATTCGTATCCCGGTTATTGTTCGTACGCCTGAAACGTGGTACCGGCTTAAGCTGTCGGGCACAGGAAAAGCAAAGATACATCGTATTATAAGAGAGGTGAGCAAGCGCAATGGCTAATGTTATATTACCTACGGTTAACCCAAGTTTAGGTGATATCAGCCAGTCCAATGTAGATCAATTACGTTCGCTGGTGAAGCAGCTTCATAATGCAGCAGTTCAGCAGACAGAAGAATTGCTATATCTGCTCAATAACCTTGACACCAAGAATATCAATGAAATTGATGGTGATATCCTTGTTACTGGCACGATTACGGCAGCAAAAATGAACGTTCAAAAGTTATCTGCTATTGCCGCGGACCTCGGAACAATTACGGCCGGAGTGATCGATTCAGTTGAAATATATGGATCATATATCGCAACAAGCCGTGATGAGTTCCCTAAAGTAGAAATGTCACCAGAAGGATTTAAAGCGTATGGCCCACAAGGTGGAGAATCCATGTCACTTGGTCAAGCTGATGATGGTGGAGCATTGTTGTTTATGGATAACGGATCGCCGCGCGGCTCAATCTTTGGTGATGCGGAAGGATTCCATGTAGGTAATATGGCTAGTGTTCATATTAAATCTACTGATGATAAGACTTATCTTGATGGTGCAGTCAGTTTTGAAAATGCAACGGAAGTAAGCGGGCTTAGGATATGGAATGTCCAAGATTTGCAACAGCAACTTGCAGAAATTAATGGTGATATTCTTCAAAATATGATAATCAACGCCACCTTTGATAATAGTACGAGGAATTTAAAATTGTTCAGTAAAACGAGAACTGTTGCTACAGTATTCATTCCTGCAAGTGCACCTGAATAATCTCGTTTACTCTCTCTTTGTCAAATGGTAGAATTAGGGCAAATCTACTATTCGGGGGAACCAAACGTGAAAAAATGGTCTTATTTACTTAGCGGAATATTGATTGGTGCAGTTGTTGCTACAGCTGGAAATGCATTTGCGGATCAAGTGAAATCACTGATCGGGGAAAAGGTAGCAGGTGAATACACCGTTAAGGTAAATGGGAGCTCGTTAACAGAAAATGCAATTGTAGTTGACGGCAAAGCGCATGTTCCTTTGCGTGCTGTATCTGACTCTCTAGGAGCTGGTATAAAAGTGGATGGAAAGACAATTCAAATTGACACCCAATCCAAGACAGAATCTTCAGTGGAGGAAAAAAACAATTCACTAGAAACGCCTAATGGAAATAATAATAATTCGCAGGAAATTATAGATTCTATAAAAAGCTATAGATCGTTTTGGGAAAGATCACTGGATGGTGCCGAGGAAAGCCAAGTAAAGTTTAACAAAAGAATAGAAGAATTAACGAATCTCCCAGTCAGCAATGATCCGATTACTCAGGAAAATAGAAAAAAATCGTTAGCTCATGCACGAGAAATGATAGAAGAAAATAACAAAAAAATTGCTGAATACAAAGCAAAGATTGCTGAGATAGACGCCCAGCTTGCAGCTAAATTAAATAAATAATCACTAAGGACTCTCATACGGGGGTCCTTTTATTATGCCCAAAGGGGTGAAACTATGGCGGTCACAAAACAATTGAAGATCGGTAACGGTGGTGCCAACTATAACACGGCAGAGGCCACGCTCAAGCGTCAAATTGCACAGAACCAATCCAACATAGCTAACAACTCCGCTTATAAGCAGAACGAGACACAGCGCGCCTTGCAGGTCATACAGCAACGGCAGGATGCTGGTTTTGATACATCGGCACAGCAGAAATACCTGACCACCAACTTGGGATATAAGGCACCTACTACTACGCAGGCACAGCCAACAGCAGCGCCATTCAAGCCAATTAACACGACCAGTGCCAACACGCAGCAAGGGTCTGAACTCATGGGCCTGATGAAGCAGATAGCTACTAAACAGTCTACACCGTTCAGCTATGACGTTAACAGCGATCCAGAATATCAGGCAGCGCTTAAACGTGCTCAAGCGAATATTAAGACTGGTACCAATCAAAACATGGCGGAAATGAATCGTCGTGGCATCTTGAACAGTACCATTACCACAGACAGAGCGGACGAAATTGCAGCCGATCAAATGGGCCGAGTAGAAACGGAAGTTGTTCCAGCTTTGGTCAGCCAAGCCTACCAACGTTACCAGAACCAGCAAGCACAGGAACAACAGCAACTGGCTAACATGGGTACACTGGCGCAAATGTACCAAAGTGAGGATCAGCGGGCCTTTGGTAATAAGGTCACGGAAGCTGGTGAAACAGGCAACTGGATGCCAGAGGGAGCCCAGGACATCGTTAATAACATTCTGTCCCTCAAGCAGCAAGCAGAGGCTAAGGGAGTCACCGCGCAGCAACGGGCACAGTACAGCGCACAGGCTGACGGATTACGAGCGCAGCTCCTTTCAATGGGGGTTAATCCTAATGCATATGCAGCTAATGTAAACTCTACTACGGCACGTGCAGTCAATCCGGGTATCCGCACTCTGCAAGCTCAACAGCAGGATCTAGCGGCACAGGGTCAAGCATTTACGCAGAACCTTCAAACAGCACAGTATAACCAAGGTGTTCGACAGTATGATCAAAACTTTGCTTATCAAGTGGCGCGGGATGCGATTACAGATAAGCAGTGGCAAGCCGCCTTTGACCGGGATGTTAGCCAGTTCGGTATGAATTATGCTCTACAGAGTTTGCAAGAGCGGAATAATACAGCCTACCGTCAGGCTACACTTGCACTTAGCCAAGATGATAACGCAAGACAATGGGCAGATTTGGACTATCGACAGTCAAATCCAAGCGGCGCGTCTGGTGGTCTGACAGCTAACCAAGTTCTGCAAAGCATGCAAAGCTTATATTCGGTTCCTGTCTATGAAAAAAATGATGACGGGGATAGCGTCAAAGAAGGAACGAAGATAACCACGGATGCAAGCAAACGACAAGAGATGTTCCAGAATGTTGTTGATGCTGGCCTGAGCGATGCTGAGACACGTCAAATCCTTTCATCACTCGGTATGAATAAGAAGGAAATTGATAAATTCAAGAAACTATACTCGGGAAACTGACTAGCCCCGGTGGCTCCGGGGCCTACAAAAACTATTACAAAGCTACTAAGGATGCTAAGGCTAACCCAAGGAATTATTCTGTTGCATCTAGTGCCATCTCTCAGGCGATTTCCGACGGTGGGTATCCAGCCAACTGGCAGCGAGCAGTAGAAGAATTAGTAGCGCGAGAGTCTAGTTTTAATTCGAATGCGAAAAATCCAAAGTCCACAGCTAAGGGGTTATTTCAGTTCTTAGACGGTACTCGTAAAGGGTACGGTCAAGGCATTACAAATTGGAATGATCCCTATCAACAATCAGTTGCAGGATTGAAATACATTAAAGCTAGATACGGAACACCTGAAAAGGCTCTCGCATTTTGGGATAAAAATAAATGGTATTGAGGTGGATTAGATGGCAAGCGAATTTGACGCAGTGCGAAATCGAAAAAAACAAGGAGCAGATGCCAAAGCTAGGGTATTGGCTCGTGCCAGTAATCCCAATGTAGGTGGTGGTAATGCTGAAAGTGAATTCGCGGCTGTGCGAAATCGTACTGCTGATATTTCACCTCCTACGTTATTAGACAATGTAAAGAGTGCTCTAACAAGTCCGGGTGTGAAGGACTTTGTTAACAAAGGATTGAACTACGCAGGTCAGGAGATGCAACGACAGGCGGCCGAACGTGAGAAAAACCGCCTCAAGTTGCCACCTTCACTTATTATCGGGCCGGGCTTTATTGAGAATTCCACTTTTGCCCAAGCGACTCAAGGCAATCGGGATGCCATAGGTACGTATAGAGCGGCAACAGGGCAAACAATCAAGCCATTGAGCGCATATGAACAATGGATGGAAGGCATAGATAAAGATGTAGAAAGGTTCCCTGCGATTGCACCAGTGAAACCACTAGCACAGGGTATTGCTGGTCTTGTCTTGGACAATAAGCCCGGACAATTTACTACACGTACGTTTGGACAAATAGGTAGTGCTGTAACAGGCGATAAACCTTACTACGATGTTACAACAGGTAATGCTACAGCGGATAAAGTAGCGGATATAACTGGGGGTATTGGTGGTATCGCTGCTTTAGCCATTAACCCTGCTGCTCCTGGTATTCAAGGACAGAACTTAATAACTGGACCACTGGCTGCCGCAGAAGCCGGACTTGCTACACGCGCCGGGAATGTACTTACAAATACCATTAGTAGACAAGCCGCTAGAATCCCGGGAGTAAGTGCCGGGACAGCGGAACGTTTTACACGTGGCGCTCTCAGTGGGGCCGCTGCTGGTGCAGTCGGAAACACAGCAATTGGTATTAACCAGGATCAAACGTCTGGACAGGAGATGCTACACAATGCAGGTTTAGGGGCAGCTTTTGGAGCAGGCGGCGACTTGCTTATAAGAGGTGTAGGAGCTGGTATTAGCAGAGGAAGAACCAGAGGTGCAACTTTACCAGAAGAGACACTAGCATTGCCTCTTGGTCGCGGCGATCAACGCATGGCACAGGCCGGACAGCGTTCTAGCTTAGCGCGTGGAGACGATGCGATTGTAAACCCTACAGACTGGGCTCCTGAACCGTTAGGGCTTCCAGCTGGTCGTAATTCTACTTTTATTGGTGAGTCTCCATTGCCTGCACAACGTGTGGGCGCTCGTCCTGGTACAAGCCGAGAACCTGTACAACGGGTGAGTGAGTCTTCTATTAACCGTCAACAAAACTTTAATATAAACGATCCTGCTGTACCAGAGTTCATGCGCGTAAGGCAAGCGCGTTTAGATGCTGCTAATGCCAAAGTAGCAAAGGTTGAACAACAACGAATTACACCGGAAGTAGAAGCAGAGGAAATCGTCAGGACCATCCAGCAACCGCGTGTCAGAGATCGGGTATACAATTACCTTGATGAAGCCGAAAAAGCCGCCAGAGAGCGAATACAGAAGCGTAAGAATAACCTGAACTCTAACCCTCTGCCAGAGTGGAAAGACTGGTCTATCATTGGTGCTGCTAAGATGGGTAAAGGTACAATAAAATTCGCTGACTGGACCGAAGAAATGGTTAAAGAGGTAGGCGAAAACTTCCGTCCGCATGCCGAGAAAACTTATCGCGCAGCCAAAGAGGAACTACGGAAACAGGAACGCCTTGCTACAAAAGAAGGTGAAACTGCTGTAAAGTTCAATTCTCAGGATATTGGTGATGCTGATACATTCGCTGCAAAAATTAGCAATAAGGCTTCTAAACGTAGAACAAACTTTTCACAAAAGATAGAGAAGATAAGATCGCAATTCGAAGATGATGTTATATCATTAGCTGGTCTAGAAAAGCGCGTAACGGGTCGTGTAGCAAGTGCAGAAGACAGTCTATATAAGAAGGCGAGGTTGTATAAAGGAGCGCCGGAAAAGGCCCATCAGATCGTTAAACAGCGTCTTGGTCCTGTAATAACAGCGGCAGAAAAAGCAGGGTACACGTCAGATGACCTTGGCAGATATGCTCTTGCTGTACACGCTAAGGATGTTAATGCCGCCGGGTATAAATCAGGGTTTACAAATAAAGAGATTGAAGCAGTTATAAGTAAGTACGAAGGATCTGAAGAAATGGAAACGGCGCGTAAAGCGCTGGTGCAGGTCGGCAAAGACATGATGAAGGAGCTTGTTGATAGTGGTGTAGTCAGTAAGGAATTGGCCAGTGTGCTTGATAATCGTTGGGAAAACTATATTCCATTGTTCCGTGCGTTTGACGACACCCCAGAGGCGTTTGCGGGCGGACTGTCGAAGTCCCTTGCTAATGTCGCTAGTCCGGTCAAGGCATTGAAAGGTTCAAACAAAAAAGTTGTAGATCCGCTTGAAAATATGGTTCGTAACATTTTCCAAACTGTGAATGCAGCTGAACGGAATAGGGTTGCTACAGAGATTTCAAAACTTGCTAAAAAAGATGTGGATGGAAACTTTATTCGAAAATTGAAAAAGAATGAACAGGTTGGACGTAAGAACGTGGTCAACGTCAAAGAGAATGGTGAGAGTGTAAAATATGAGGTGGAGCCAGAAGTATACCGGGCATTAATGAATTTGGACAAAGAATCTTCCAGCATGCTTTTGAATGCATTGTCCAAGCCTGCATCACTATTACGGGCTGGCGCCACGCTCACGCCTGAATTTAGTTTGCGGAATCCAATGCGTGATATCCTACAAGCTTATGTGGTGAGTAAAAGTGGATTCAATCCCATTACTGATTTTGGCGCAGGGTTGATTCAATCCATTTCAAAGGGGAAACTGTACCAAGAGTGGATTGAAAACCTTGGAGCGTACGGTAATGTACTGTCTATGGATAGAAACATCCACCGTAAAGCGCTGGAATCGGTACTCAAGGAAAAGCCGAGCAAAAAGTTTATCAATATCGTGACAGGCAAAGCATTTATCAATGCGCTTCGCACAATCACGGACATAACAGAATCAGCAACAAAAGTTGGCGAATACCGGGCAGCTTTACGAAAAGGGGCAACCCCTCAAGAAGCTGCATACCGCGCACGTGATCTTATGGACTTTGCCCGTGCTGGTTCGGGTATACGGCAGGCTAACCGAGTTGTCGCGTTCTTAAACGCAAATATTCAGGGTAAATCAAAATTGGTTCGGGCCATAAAGGAAAATCCTGTCGGGACTACAGCGAGAATGATAACCGGAGTAACGATTCCAACGGTCGGATTTTTTATTTCGAATCATTATCTTGCAAATGAAACGCAGCGCCAAACCATAGACGATGCGGCGGAGTGGATGAAAGATACATTTTGGTTATGGGCCGTTCCAGGGACGGATGTAGTCGCCCGAATTCCGAAGCCGTTTGATATTGCTCCTATATTTGCAAATCTACCTGAAAGAGCGTTGAAGTTTGCTTATGAAAATGATAGAGAAGCTTTTGACGGATTCGCGAAACGGGCATTAAAGGATGCTGCTGTTCCTGCTCAAATAACAGCGTTATGGCCTTTTATCGAGGGGATGGCGAACTACTCATTTTTCCGTGAAGGCCCAATTATTCCACAACGCGAACAAGGGTTGAAGTATAAAGATCAGTACGATCCAGTTCGCACAACTGAAACCGCTAAGTTTTTAGCAGGTATATCAAGTGCTGTTACTGGAGACGAGGGCCCGTTAAAAAATTTTTCCTCTCCACGCATAATGGATAATACAATACAAGGGCTTACGGCTGGATTGGGTAATTATGCTACTTCGGCTATAGATTCAATGCTTAAGGGAGTCGGCTTAGTTGATCGTCCTGAAGCACCAGAAAAACGATTAGAACAATTACCGTTTGCTAAGGCTTTTTTAGTCGACCCTTTGCAAAGCACAAAATCTTCAGAGAAGCTATATGACTTGAAAGATAAGTTATCCAGCGATAAGGCTTCTGCCAAACTTAATAAAGAAGATTTTTCGCGTAAACGTGATCTAAAGACGTTGGAGAAAGCGGCGAAAAAACTCAGCGACATAAACGCTGATATTCGTGAAATCGAAAAAGATAAGACAATGAGCGCGCGTGAAAAGCGTATACGAATCGAACCGCTGTTAAGCGAAAGAAATCAGATTGCTAGAGATACAATGAAAGGATTTCCTAAATAACCGTTTCTATATTGGAAACGAGTGGTAATGATTACTAACTACACACCTTATTAAGGACCCCGATTATCGGTGGTCCTTTTCTTTATGGGGGAAGCGACATGGAATATATTGAACTGGATGATGATAGCCGTGAATGTGCGGTTTCTCAAGAGTTTTTGAACATGGTTTTATGGTTACTAGGCCCGACAGCACGAGACAAGTTTTTATACCCGGCGGTGGACAGCAATGTACGACTTCATAATTTCAGCGGCAGAACAGATCATCAAGAATGGGCTTTCACTGTCGACGGCAGCCGGAATAATATTTTTGATCCTAAAGCAAAAGAAAGTGAAAAGACTGCTTCGGAAGTGGCTTCCTTGGCTGCTGACGGAGGAACAAGATATACGAATGATGCGGATGGAGTCCAAGATAGATTTAATCATGCAGGAGGCCGGGATTGAATGGGATGCGAACACGCCAAACGAAGATTTGCCAAACTTTCTGAGGGGGCCAAGACGGCCCTTTTTATTATTCTGGGCGACGTCTACCTTTGCCCAAGATGCCGACAAATCCAACAACTGGAGGGACAACGAGATGGCGAAAAAGATAATCATAATTGATGCAGGCCATGGAGCTAAGGATCCGGGCGCACTCGGGCCAGCTGGCAAGAAGGAAAAAGATTTTAACCTGACTATGGCTATTAAGGTGGAAACCTTTTTAAAGGACAATCCGGAACTAAAGGTGATTCTTACACGCCGTACAGACGTGTTTCTGGAACTTAAAGAGCGTGTATCCATTGCCAATAAAGCTGGTGCAGATGCCTTTGTATCTATTCATGCGAATAGCAGCAGCAATCCAGATGCAACAGGCACAGAAACGTATTATATGCGTCCTACCAGCAAGAACCTTGCCAACACCATACACAAGCATATGGTAGCAGCTACAGGGCTTAGAGACCGCGGCGTGGCTTATGGTAACTTCCAAGTTATCCGCAGCACGACAATGGATGCAGTCTTGGTTGAAGTCGGATTTATCAGCAACGCGGTAGAAGAGGCTACGCTCTATGACAACGACTTTCAAAACAATGTTGCACTGGCCATTGCTAAAGGCTTGTGTGCGCACGTAGGAGTGCCGTTTACGGGACCTGCTACAAAGCCTACACCAACGCCAGTTACACCTAAACCAGCCGATAAACCTACATCATACCCAGAAATAGAGGTGATTGTAGGCAAGCAAGATTTTGTTGGCTATAGCATTAACAATGTAACTTTTGTACCATCCCGGCCTATCGGTGAAATGTTTGGCGGTAAGATTGGATATACAGGCGGCAAGGTTACTATCAACGGTCAGGCGGTAGAAACGGTAAACATCAACGGCATTGGTCATGTACCAGCTCGTGCGTTAACCACAGCACTTGGAGCGCGTATCTTTTGGGACAAGAGTAATCCTAAACGGGTAGATATTTTCCCTAAACTATAAGGAGTGAATATAATGAAGGAACAATTAATAGAAGCGGCTCAACCCTACGTATTAACCATTGTAACTGCACTGATAGGCCTATTGGCTACGATTGCTACAAGCGCTCTTAAAAAGGCGCAGCAGAAGGCTACTGAATACTATGTATCGAATACGTCTGTTAAAGACCGGGAGTTCTTGCACAAGGTTGGCGTTGAGGCGGTTGCTTATGCGGAATCCGTGTTTAAGGACTTCGAAGGAGATAAGAAACTACAGGAAGCTATTGACTATGTGATTGGTAGATTGCGTGTTATGGGCTTAAATGTGACAGAACAGGAGATACGGGCCGTAATCGAAAAGGCTGTGCAAGATTACAATGTAAATGCGAAAAAATCTGCTTGAGCCCTTCGGGGCTCTTTTTTGTTATACTTAACGAGGAGGTGAGAGGATGAATAGTGTTGTTGCTGAATATATGTATTTTGATGGGCCGCGTGAGAAAAGGAAATCTATCGGTTTCCAAACGGAACTGGATGATAAAGCTGAGATTGAAGAGCAAGCAAAAAAAGAAGCTGCCGCTATTGTAGGGCAACCCGTTAAGATTATAAGAATCAAAATTGTATAAGAGGTACATACATGACGCTTGGACAAATGTTCAGGCGTTTTTAGTTTATCCACAGATAAATGAATACCATTTTGTATTAGATGGATCGCTGTCAACTGGCCACGCAAATAATATCCGCGATATGGTCAGCCGGCTGGAAACGATGGTGCTGGGAGGGGCAGAGCTTCCGCTTGGAGTAGTACGACAGCAGATCAGCTCGGCTATTGATATATTTGTTCATCTGTCACGGATGCGCGACAAATCCAGACGAGTGCTGGAAATTAGCGAAGTGATTGGTTTTGAAAAGGGTGAGGTGACGCTTAACCCCCTTTATCGGTTTCAGGAGCGAGGAGAAAGCAAGGGGCGAATCGTAGGAGGTCTGGAACGTTGTGGCGAGGGTCTGCAACATACTTTGAAGCTGCAAATGGCCGGGATCAATCCGGAAAACTGGCACAGGGGAGGCGTATCAGCGTGAAGTCAGGAAAAACGGCGGCCAAGCAAGTATCACGTGAGGCCCCTTCTCTGCCAGATTATACGGTGTATACATTATCGACAGTACAAAAAAGTCTGTGCATATTCTTTAGTGGCGTGTTGTTCGCGATGATCGGTTATCTATTTTATCACCAATGGATATTATCGTTGCTGTGCGCTGCCGGGGCTGGGGTGATGCCTCGTTATTTTAGGCAATTTTTGCTGCAAAGACGCAGGTCTGCCCTAAGCATCCAATTCAAACAGGCTTTATATTCGCTCTCGTCTTCTCTTTCAGCGGGAAGGTCGGTGGAGAATGGTTTTCGTGAGGCTGTAGAGGATTTGAGATTGCTTAGTCCAGATGGAGATCACGACCTGATTTTTGAATTTAACATTATTACCGCCTGTCTCGAAATCGGACAGCCTGTAGAAACCGCTTTGCAGGATTTGGCCCGTCGGGCGCAGATGGAAGATATTACGAATTTTGCGGACGTATTTGCGGCTTGCAAACGAACCGGAGGTGATCTGGTGGAAGTCGTAAGACGAGCTTCAAGTGTCATTGGTGAGAAGCTGGAAATTCAGCAGGAGATCGGTGTAATGATTGCGCAGAAACGTTTTGAATCGAGGGTTATGTTTGCGGCGCCTTTTTTGTTTGTATTGTTTATGACCATGACAGCGGGTGATTACATGATGCCCTTATACAGCGGTACAGGTATGATTTTATCAACCTTTTGTTTATTGGTGCTTGGTGGGTGTCTCGTGTGGATCAACCACATTATGAAGATTGAAGTGTAAGGAGAGATGGGTGTGGTGATGTTGATTTGTCTGGTCATGCTGGTTCTGCAAGTGGGAGGTTGGGTGGTGCTGAACCAGATGCACGGTGCTAAGTATGCGCATTTTCGCCATATGAAGTTGGAGGGACTGCGGCTGCAAAGACTTTCAGTCCCATTTGTACACATGATTCATGCTTCACGTGCTACTCATAG